TCGCTAACGCAGTTGCGATCCAGACCACGCCGGAACGGCACGTTCTCGCAATCGGTGCGGACAACAATTCACGCCGCATCGCATGGTGTTCGCGTGAGGACTACACAGATTGGAATTACGCCAGCACGACGAACACCGCTGGTTACATCGACGTGGAAGCGACCTCCCCGCTGCGGACCATCGTGCCCGTGCGCGAAGGCGCGTTGGTGTTTTCCGACACGGAAGTCTTCCTCGTCCGCTACGCCAGTCTGCCGTACATCTTCACGGTCGAACGCTTGGGTGAAACAAAGCTCGTCTCCCCCATGGCGACGGCGACCTTCGAAGGCAAGTGCGTCTGGTATTCCGAAACGGGCTTCCGCATCTTCGAAGGCGGCACAATCGTCAACGTGCCCTGCACGGTCTTCGATTGGATCACGAACGACATCAATATCAACGCGGCCCGCCTGCGGTGCTTTGGTGCGTGGAACGGTGCTTTCTCTGAAGTGTGGTTCTTCCACCCGTCCGAGAACAGCAACGAATGTGACCGCTATGTCATCTGGAACTATTCCGAGAACTGGTGGTCGTTCGGCTACCTCGCCCGCACGGCCATGTCGCCCGCTTCCGAGCGCGTCCGTCCGCTCATGGCTGGCCAAGACAACAACATTTACGACCACGAATATGGCTGGTTGGACGCGGGCCTAACCCGCGTTGGACAAGTTTGGGCAGAAACGGCGCAACTGGGGTTGGGTCCGCCGTCTGACCGGGGTATTGAAATCACGCAACTCATGCCCGCGAACGCCGAAGGCACGAACTCCATGCGCTTCCGCTTCTACGGAAAGCAGACGCCGGAAGGTGCAGAGCGCACGTATGGTCCCTACACCGTCCGTGCCGATGGCTATGTAGACACGCGCATTTCGAGCCGTGACGTGCGGATGCGGATCGAAGCAAACCAAGATATTTTCTGGTCCTTAGGGACCATCCGTATGGACATTGCGGAGGGGCCTAGACGGTGATAATCTCTCTCCCACCAGCACCTCCAAACTATAACGCGGGGGTATTCAACCAGCTTATCGACGCGCTCAGACGCGCCTTTGCGCCGGTAGTAACTCAGAGTGAGGCATCGCCTCGCTTGCTACTACAGGCCCCTAACGGCACGATCTACGAGGTAACGGTCGATAATTCTGGCGTCCTCCAAACGGCGATCAATGACGGTAAGACCCGAGACATCTGATAGGGCCACCCTATTCAAAAGAATGGAAAAGGCCCTGCGACTGATGGGTGAGACGCACACGCTGCAAGACGTGGTGGACGCCCTCAAAAAAGGCGAGATGCAGTTGTTCCACAACGACCGCGCCATCGTCATCACGGAAATCGCGGTCAGCCCGCGAAAGAAGTTTGCGAATGTTTTCATGTCCGCCGGGGAACTGGACGGCGTGATCGAGTTAAAGGCCCAGCTAGTTGATTGGGCTAGAGCAAATGGGATCGAGTTTGCCCGTGCTGCGGTAAGGCCGGGTTACGAGAAATACCTAAAGGCCGCTGGCTGGAAGAGCAAGATGGTCCTCATGGATTTCGACCTGAAGGGAAACTAAGATGGGCTCCAGCGCACCCGCTGCACAAACGGTAACACAGAAGACCGAGCTTCCCGCTTGGTTGGAAGATATTACCAAAGAGAACCTGCGTATTGCAGACACGATCTCGCAGCGTCCTTACGAGGCGTACGGCGGCAATCTGGTTGCGGGTTTCTCGCCCGAACAAGAACAAGCTTTCCGCATGGTGCAGACGCAGGCTGGCACGACGATGCCGCTGTACCAGACTGCGGCGCAGACGGCCACTGGCATGACCGGCTACCAAGCCCCATCGTTCCTGCAAGGGAACGTCAGCCAGTACATGAACCCGTTTATCTCTGAAGTAGAAAACCGCGCTGTATCGCGCGGCCAAGAGGCGCTCCAGCAGAACTTGAACCAGATCTCCGCGCAGGCCGCGCGTGCAGGTGCGTTCGGTGGTTCGCGCCAAGCAATTCAAGAAGGCGTGGCACAAGCCGAAACCGCAAAGAACGTGGCGGACCTGTCCGCACAACTGCGGATGCAGGGCTACACGGATGCTGCGGGCCGTCTCGAAAACGACCTTGCCCGCCAGATGGCAGGGTCGCAGGTGCAGTTGCAGGCAGCGGGGATGCTGCCGGGTATTGCCCAAGGCCAGCAGCAGGCTGCACTCACCGACGCAGGAACCATCGAAGCAGTTGGCGCGCAACGCCAAGCACTGGAACAGGCGCAGTTGCAGGACGCCTACAGCCGCTTCATGGAACAACGCAACTATCCTATCGAAATGCTCAACCTCCGCTTGGGCGCGACTTCCGCAACTCCATATGGTTCCACGCAGACACGCACGCAGACGGGTGGTCCGCAAGGGTCGAACTTCCTTACTGGACTTGGCGCTGCGGCGACCGGCGTGTCGATGCTTTCGAGCCTCGCGGGGTTGGCGTCCTTCTGATGAACATCGCCCTGCATTTCTCTGGTGGCAAAGACAGTCTAGCTTGCCTGCACCTGTACAAAGACTTCTGGCATAAAATGTATGTCATCTGGGTCAATACCGGCGCGATCTACCCAGAGATGCAGGCCTACATGGATGGATGGAAAGAGAAGCTGCCACACTTCGTGGAAGTGAAATCTAACCAACCGAAGAACATCGAAGAGAATGGCTGGCCGGTGGACGTGCTGCCGGTGAACAACACGGCGCTGGGATTGCTGGTGACAGGCAAAGCTGGCCCAATGCTGCAACCTTATTTGTCTTGCTGCGCGACTAACATCTGGTTGCCGCTGCACGAAGCGACAAAGAAACTGGGCGTCAAAAAAGTCATCAAGGGCCAACGGCTGGAAGACGGCAGGAAGTCAACGACACGACACGGTTCGATCATCGACGGCATCGAACTCATCATGCCAATTGAAAATTGGACGACCGAACAAGTCTTCCGATATTTGGCGCAGGTTGGTGCGGAACTTCCTCCCGGCTACGCAGACGGAGAAAAGACCGGGCGAGACTGCTGGGACTGCACTGCTTATCTGGATGACAATGAGAAGCGTATTGGAAATCTACCGAGTGACCGTCAAGCAATCATTCGGGATCGTCTGGCTCAAATTGATGCCGCGATAAAGGAAGAACAGCATGTCGTCTGAGTTTGGCCGTCGCGCCTATAACTACTATCTCAATATGGGTTACCGTCCGGTGCAGGCTGCTGCACTGGCGGGTAACGCTATGGCAGAGAGTGGTGGCAACCCAAATATCAGAGGCGATGCGGGCAAAGCACTGGGTCTGTTCCAGTGGCATCCCGACCGGCAAGGGCGCTTGAATGCATACGCGCAAAGCCAAGGTTTGGATCCTCGTTCCGAACAGGCGCAGCTTGGCTTCTTTGATTGGGAATTAAAGAACACCGAGAAACGTGCCGGTGAGATGTTGTCGGCAGCACAGACGCCGGAAGCGGCGCAGGCTGCGGTCTTGGCATCGTTGCGGCCACAAGGCTTCTCTCTGAAAGACCCGACCCAATCGCACAACTACGGCGGTCGTTTGAAAAACGTCATGTCGTTGCTTGGCACGGAAGGCGGCGGCGTCACACCGATGGATCCTTCGGCGTTGTCTGCCGCACAGACCACGCCGACGACACCGATGTACTCGCCGGACCCGTTTACTTCGCTCCAGCGCATTGGTAATGCCGTCGCGCCGGGTTTGGTAAACGCACCTACTCCTATAGCACCGGAACAGATGCTGACCAGCGGTTTGCTGGGAAGGCAGAACTCGCTTTTGGGCGGGGATCTTGGTAATATGGGCCTCGCACTAATTCAGCAGCAAGAGCGCATGAAGCGGGCCATGCCGGTCGAAGAAGACTTTGGCCCCGGTACCCAGCAGGGTCGTTTCGTTCCGATTAACTTCTCCCGAGGATTACTGTAATGGCTATCGCTTCTCTCCCTTATTATGCTGGTGCGCTCTTCGGTCGAAACGCACTGCGTATGGCTCCTCCGGCGGCTATGGGTGTCGGTGCCATGAATGCCTCAATGCCCACGGCGACACCGATGTCGCAGGTTGGCGGTGACCGGCCTTTCGACCGGCTCATGCAACTCCGTCAGCAAGAGCAAGTGGTCGATCTCGCTAACCAGCAGCGTTTCCGTCCCATGCCGCCCCCTCCGGCAACGGAAGGTTCTCCGTACATGGGCTCGCCTTTGCCGAGCGATTACGGTTCTCCCTTCGTCGGCAACTTGCCGCCCGTTGACCAAGGTTCGCCCTACATGGGCCGTCCGCAACCGATGGGCCAAGAACAGCGTTTCCGCCCCATGCCTGCCGCTCCGCGTGGTGGCGCGATGCAAGGCCCACCGATGCCTTCCGAATACGCGGTGCCGGGTTTTGCGAAGGGCTACGCTAATGCCGCGCCGGGAATGTCCGCGCAGCAGTACGCGGACCAATTTGCTGGCGGTGACGTTGGCAAGGTCAAAGCACGCCAGATCATGGTAGACGGCCAGCTCGTCAATGACTTTTACACCAAAGGCCTGATGGAAGGTTTGCTTGGTGGACCGGCTGCAATGAAGCCGCTCCAAGGTACACCGGCAGACGTGCCGCTTCCGCCGCAGCGCCCTGCGGAGTTTGGTCCGTCGAATACTAGCGGCGGATTTCTTTCTAGCATCCCGT